CGGCTGGAGGTTATTGTGTGCCCCGCCACCACCAGTAGCAGCAGTGGCACCATTCACGCGAGATCCGCTACCGGTAGCAGCTACACCGGTGTCCCGGTTACCACCAGACGACACAGTTGGAGACGTCTGGGGATGTGTGTGGCTCGGCATCTCGGCTATTGAGAGTACATGCGTCTTCTCTCCCCCAGTTTTGCCCAACGCACTGAACTCAGTCTGGGAGGAATCCATCCCCACGAGAACGCGTCCCCGGCCGTCTGGCAAATTGAAATGCGTGCTGTCGGCTGCGCCGTAACTGGTGCCAATGGCACTAAACAATGCTGGATAGCTTGACCGAAGTAGTGACTGGCCTTGGCACATAAGAAATCCTGGGCGCGCAGTAGTCCGGGCTGTAGGTACCAAGTCCCCAGCCTGGAAACCAGCACCCCCATTGGACACACCGTGCACGACAACCTTGCGTAGTGACAGTTCTACGCGCACGCGGTCACCCACAGACAGTGAAAGCGGGTCTACCAAGCTGTCAGGAATAAGTGCCAGCGCTGCGCTGTCGCCGTCCAAGCGGATGGACAGTGGGTTGTTACCCATGACCGTAGCCCACTTGAACGATGTTATATCCTTTAGGCTGGTAACAGTCACAGCGAGATCACCTCCTGCAGCGTGGACTTCATTAGCCCTAGTGGGGTAGTATCCAAGTGCAGCTTGGTTATGGTATGCCGCGCATCCACGCCTGCCTTGGTGTGTGAGAACCGGATGACGTCGCTAACGCGCACTGGGATAGGCAGGTGCTCTATTTTGACCTGCGCCTGCACTGCTGACATCTGCACCAGGGTCGTCTGGGCACGCTTCTCAAGAAACGCTACTGTTTCCTCCGGGGTGCCCTCAGGCGTCTCCACAGAGTCCAACACGTGCGGTACCCAGCGGCCACGGGCTTGGTAGCTGTACGGGCTGGAGGAGTCCTCATTGGTCCATACGCCAACCAGGGCTTCCTCGTCCTCACCACCTGCAGCTTGCACAGCAATCACCTTGTTCGGTACGTCAAAGCTGTCACGGTCTCGCGTCCAGTCTGGCCGGTAAATGCTTAGCTCTCCGTCACGCAGTTCACGTGGGAAGCCAAGCGCTTCATACAGAATGGACCGGTCAGCTGGCAGCACTCTCGGTGTGGCCTGGAAGTTGCCATAGCCATCCATCCACAGGGCATTGTAGTTGGCCACATCAAGCAGGTCATTGATGATCTTTAGCTTGCTGGTGCCAGCTTCCCAAACCATGTTGCTGGACGTAGTCTGCGTATTGGTCTGGTCTATAGCCATATACTCATTGCAGCTGGCCAGGATGGTCTGTACTTCATGCAAGATAAGTGTGCCAGCTGCGACAGCGTAAGACTCTTCAACCACGTCCTGGTCCGGCACGGTGCACCGGTCAAGTAGTTCCATAGACCACACGCGGCCAGTGTCTTCCCACTCTTCGCGTGCAGCAGAGACCAGAAAGACGCCTAGCGGGTTTTCAGGCAGCCCCACGATACTGCATACCGGCCGGAGCCTAACCGACTCCAGGGAGAGATCAGCGACGCGCAGCATGCCAGCCTTGGCTACGTCCAGGTCTACTACAGTAACCTTGCCACCACCTTTGACAGCCACGTTCTGTGTCCAGTCCAAAGATCCAGAGGACACCCCATCCAAGGTTCCCACCAGCTGGTCAATTCCGTTGGAGTGCTCCAACACTTCCCAGCGGTAGGTAGTTACCCTGTCGCCATACAGGACGTCGCTGGTGGTGAGGTCACGAATAGGAATGACTGGCTCTGGTGCTATGTGCATACGTGTTTGCACCACCGATTGGGAATGACCTACTGTGCTAACCCATGAGGTACGCTCGAGCATACCATCAGGATCTGTGTATCCGTCAAACCAGTTGCCTAGGGTATCTACTAGCTCTAGGAGAACCCCTGTTATCAGGAATGATCCTGCAGTAGCCGAACCTGCAACCCTAAACCCAAAATTCTGTGTGTTACCATCAGTGGTGTAGGTCCAGCTGCGCCTAACCCATACTCCTGCAGTTTCACCTGACAACGGCTGCGCTGGGCTAGCCTTTACAGAAACTTGAGCGAACGCCGAACTTCCAGTAGAACCGAACGTTTCAAATTTTACCCATGCAGACACTGTGTAAGTGGTGTTAGGTAGTATAGGTACAGAATCAAAGATGACACCTGGATTATTAGCATTAGAACCGTAGGTGACCCTGACTGCAGTAGCTATGCCGTCCGGATTGTCACTGACAGACACTAACGACAAGGACTGAGAACCATACCCAGCACCAGGAAGGGTTACCATCCTAGGATTTATCGCCAGGTTACGGCGCTGCTCAACCCAATCAGAGAATGGCATTAGTCAGCCTCCGTAAGTGTAAACGACAAGTCTCCCCTGTCAGCCTTCTTGTAGGAAACGCCTCCCTTGACCGCTCCAAATACCCTGCGACCACTAGCGTCCCTGTAGCATGCTTGTCCTGGTGCCAGCAGCAAGGCACGCAGCTGGTCCATGCTAGAACCGAATCCAGTGTAGACAAACGATTCTACTTTCAGCTGCACTGAGGTCTCGGTACCATACAAGCCGATGGGCTTGGTACGTCCTGCAGCTTCTACTGTATCACTGGCCACACCTAGTGTCTCCTTTACAGAAAGGTTGCCGCCGAACACCACCACGCTTGCAAAACCGGAGCCTTTGCTTAGGTAGGCCCTGCGGCACTCGCTAGTCACCAGGTCAGCTGTAGAAGTGCTTTGTGCACCCAAATCACTGGTGGTAGTCACGGTGTAAGTGTTAGTCCCATTGACGACTGGTGTAGTGTCCAAGAAGGTTAGCGCGTAGTCATCTGAAGGCACTGGGTAGTTGGAAACAATGATCTCCTCCACACCACTGCTGTTTCTGGGAATGGCTACCGTGGACGCCTCCGACTGCCCTGCGACTGGTGCTGGTATGGTCAAGTCAATCTGGCCGAATCCAGTGTCGGGCAAAAACGTTACTTGGATACCTGCAGGTACCGGCGCAAGGTATTCCACGCTAAAGTCGTTAGAAGCCCAATTTGACCACAGGCCATTGGAATCTTGCACCCTGGCTTGGATGGTGTATGATTCACCATTCTGCACTAGCGTATTCATTGTCACACCAACGCTAATGGTGCTGCTCATAGTCTCTAGTACATCTGTACCTTGCAGCAGCTGCAGTTCCTCCTTGACGAAGGTGGCCCCTTCAGCCTGGCTAAAGCCAGTGGTAACGCGCAGCGTTGCATCATTCAGGGTGCTGCCATCTGCAGGTTCCGTTATGGTGGCTACAGGCAGCGTCTTCAGCCTAAAGGTAACCAGGTCAGACCATGGAGAGCCACCAGTGCCGTCAGAACCACCAGTAGTAGCACTACCCCATGTCCTCAGCTGCACCGACACAACATCATTTACAGCGTAGGCAGATAGGTCCATAGGTGTAGACGATGCAGTGATGGCTATCTTACCGGTGTCCAACTCGGTGACACCATTTACCTTTATCACCAACTGCAGGGCAGTCTGCGGGGTAGTGTCAACAGGGTTGTGAACCCATGATAGGGTTACAGGGGTAGCAATATCCACGTATGGCGGAATAAGGTTCACCGTTGGCTTGTTTGGTGGGGCAAGCAGCTGCACACTGTTGGTGACTGCGTAGTCGGACGGCAGAGAGCCTGTTACTGCGCGCACACGATACACATGCACATCTGACGGGTCAGGAGCGGAGTCTACCCAGGATGTCACACCAGACGCCAGAGTAGTAGCAGCTGCTGCGTCCCAGGTAGTAACTCCGCCTGCTACGACGCCGTGCCACACTTCATGAGTGTGCTCGGCATAGTCTACGTTCTCCGTGAAGGAGACTGTGATGTCCTGCGCGGTACCCTTGGTGGCCACAGCATTGGTTGGCGCGCCGGGGGTCGTGTAGACAGGCCCTGATGTTACGAACGCAGTGGTGCCAGCCGAGTTGGCTGAGCGCACGCGGTAGACAGTCTTCCTGTTGGGCGCAGTGGCCACTGTAGCGCTGGTGGTGGGGCTAAGCGTCACCAGGTCAGTGAAAGCACCACCATTCACGCTAGACTGGACCAGAACAGACGTAGGTGCCCCATTGCTGGCATTGGTCTGGTTCCATGTCAGCTTGGTCTGAGTGTCGGAAATCCTAGTAGCGACCAGGTTGGTAGGTGTGTTTGGAGCCACCTTCAGCGCAGGCAACCCAAGGGTAACCGCTACAGATGTTGGTCCGCCCATTCCGGATGTACCGGTAGCGGCCATGTTGAACCAGCCAGTGACAGAAGAGGCGTTACCAGCTGCATCAGCGTTGATAGTGGTGTCACCGACGTACACGCGAAAGTCTGACACGCCGTTGATGTCAAAGGTTCCGCCTGCACCCCATGGAGCATTCACCGACCAAGGCACCCCATATGCGAAGGTAGATGAGTTGCTGCAGGAGACAGACGCGATAGCGCGCACAACCCACTGACGAGTAGCTGCGTTAGCGCTCACCAGCTGCAGTTCTATGCCTACCCAGCCCGATGTGCCTGTTGGATTAGCTGCTGATACCATTGTGTTACGCCTCCCTTACAAGTGTGCTATCCAAGGACAATCACCCCTTGCCGTGACTGGACTCTAATGGAGTCTACGATTGCTGAAGCCAGTGTTGCTATGGACTCTTTGGAAAGTGCTACTGCAGCCTGCTCCTGGCCACGATCGTTGGCTGCAAACGAGTCAATGATAGCGCTGGAGATAAGGCTGGGGTCCAAAGTAGCTTCTACACTCAGTGGCGCAGGCGCTGTTGGTGTGGCCTGCATTGGTACCAAGGTCTGCGTAAGGTTGGAATCGTGAGTGAACGCTACAGTAGTGTTCAGCTTCTGCGCTTCCTGCATGATGCTGCTGTTGAGATCCTGGATGGGCTTGAGCGCATCCTTCTCGTTCTGCTCAACACCTACACCAATACCGGCTGGCAGCCACTTACCGATCTCGTCACGCATGCGGGTTGACGGCGAGTGGATACCGAAGAAGCTGCCAATGTTACCCATGACATCATCAACGAATCCGCTGATCTTGCCCCACAACCAGCCTGCAGCACCAGAGATGCCTTCCCACAGGCCGTGGATAAGATTGAGACCAGCTTGTGCCATCTGGCTTACCCCGCCACCAATGGCACCAACGATGCCAGAGATGATCTGTGGGATAGCGCCTATAATGCCACCGAGAATAGCTGGCATGTTCTGCACCAAGGCCACAAGCAACTGGACACCAGCCATGATGATTGCAGGGATAGCTCCGATAACGCCGTTGATGATACCAGTGATGATTTGCGGAATGGCCTGCACAATGGTAACGATGATCTGTGGCAGTGCACCAATAAGGGCGATGAACAGCTGGATGCCTGCCTGGATTAGCAGCGGGATAGCGCCGACAACTGCAGTAATCACTGACGTGATGATCTTTGGCAGTGCAGCTACAATGGCCGTGATAATCTGCGGCAGTGCTGTGACCAGGGATGTCAGCAGCTGTATGCCAGCTTGCACCAGCAACGGAATGGCGCTGGTGATAGCCCCGATGATGGCTGTGATCATGCTGGGTAGTACTGCTAGCAGCTGCGTAATGACCTGAGGCAGTGCCTGGATAAGCCCTGTGAACAACTGGATGCCTGCGTCCAGCAAGGCTGGCACTGCAGTAACGATGAAGTTGACAATGCCGTCAATAATGGTTGGCAGCTGCTCAATGATCATCGGAATGGAGTCTACAATGCCGTTCACCAAGCCGGTGATCAGTGCAATGCCAGCTGCAAGCAGCATGGGGGCAGCGTCAATAAGCGCTTGGATCATGCCGAGGATGCCCTGCACGATGGCCGGAATGAGCGTGGGTGC